CGCTGGAAAGGTTGAACAACTCGCAGGGTTACGATAGAGGAAACTGCGTATGGGCCAGCGTTACCGAGCAGGCCCGCAACCGACGAACAACCAAACTGGATGTTGAAAAAGTTGCAACAATTAAGCGGCTTCTTGAAGAAAATGTGGCACAACAGAAGATTGCAGATATGTTTTCAGTGACGCGTGGCAACATTGGGCACATAGCGCAAGAATTAACTTGGAGAGAAGTATGTCCATCGTAATCAACCTCGACAAAGCCAAAGCCGTGGCGCACGACAAGCGCCGTGCAGCCCGTGCTGCTGAGTTTGCACCCTTGGACATCAAGGCCACCATTCCGAGCGAAGCTGTGGCCGCAGAAGCCGCCCGGCAGGCTATCCGCGACAAGTACGCTGTCATCCAGGTTGACATCGACACAGCGCCCGGTGTTCCCGAGCTTACTTTGGTTGTCCAGAGTTTGTGATGCAAGTCATATACGGCAAAGGGTTTGAGGTTGAGCCACTTGTTTCCATGCGGGACAAGGTTGAGGCTTTGCAGCATGATCTTTGCAAGTTGCCGCAGTTTGAGCCACCTACTGAGCATGTGTTCCACGGCGGCATGTATTGCCGTCAGGTGTGGCGTCCCGCAGGTTGTCTGATCATCGGAAAGGTGCATAAGAAGGAGCACTTTTACATGATTGTTTCAGGCACCGTAACAGTGACTACTGACGATGGGGTGCAGACGCTGACGGGACCAATGTTGTTGTGCAGCAAGCCTGGCACCAAACGCGCTGTTTACGCAAACACTGACGCAATGTGCATGACAATTCATCGTGTTGATTCAGATAACCTTCAGTCAGTAGAATCTGACTTAGTTGAAGACGATCCCAATTCGATGTTCACTGTCGAAAACAAGATCAAACATCAAGAAATCGGGGTGACTTTATGACATGGGTAGCAGTAGCAATTGGCGGATCAGCACTTCTTGGTGCGTACTCGTCTAACAAAGCCGCAGGAGCGCAGCGAGATGCTTCCAATCAAGCCGCCGCGCTTCAGCAGCAACAGTACGAGCAAACCCGAGCAGACCAAGCACCGTTCCGCGCTGCCGGTGAGCAGGCGCTGAACAAACTGATTCCGTTGTCGGACTACACCAAGTTCGGCATGGACCAGTTCCAGCAAGACCCAGGGTACGCCTTCCGGTTGTCCGAGGGTCAGAAAGCACTGGAGCGCAGCGCCGCTGCCCGTGGCGGCTTGATCTCCGGCGGTGCGTTGAAAGCAGCCACTCGATTCGGTCAGGACATGGGGTCGCAAGAGTACCAAAATGCGTTCAATCGGTATCAGACTGAACGCAGTGCTCAACTGAACCCGTTGCAGTCGTTGGCTGGTCTTGGTCAGTCGTCTACCAACTTTGTCAACACCGCTGGTCAGAACTACGCTAACAATGCAGGCAACGCAATCGGCGCTGCGGGTCAAGCGAATGCGTCGGGTTACATGGGTGCAGCAAATGCGATTGGTGGCGGCATGGGTCAATATCTAGGTTACCAGAGTAACAACAACCTGCTCAATGCGTTGAACCGTAACAGCACGTACGGCAATGTGAACTACGGAGCAATGTACAGTCCTAGCGGCGCTGGTGGAGGGTACACGGCTACAGGTGCTGAAAACTACATGGCCCCGTATTAAGGACAAAACATGGCACTCGTTGATCCAAACATTGCGATGGGGTATCGCGGCATTGAGGTGCCGAACCAGTTGGCCCAGTACGGCCAATTGGCGCAAATTCAAAATGCCCAAAACCAAAACCAGTTGGCTCAATACCAGTTGGGTGCGGCGCAGCGTGCTGAAGCCAAAGACATTGCACGCATCAATGCTTTGTCAAAAGCAGGCGCTGACGACACGGCAATTGCCACCGCTTTGCTTCAAACTGGTGACCTCAAAGGGTACTCTGATTTTCTTAAGACCCGTCGAGAAACTCAAGAAGCCGATGCTAGACTGGTTGACACCAAGTTAAAACAGTCGCGCAGTTTTCTTGACACCATTGATCTTAGCGACCCAGACGCCCCAAACAAATACATCGCATGGCACGAAGCTAACCATAGAGACCCTGTGCTTGGTCCAGTGTTGGCTGCGCGTGGTATCACGGCTGACCAGTCTCGTCAACGGATCATGGACGCTATCCAAAAAGGACCGGCAGAGTTTGCAAACTTGGTGAATCAGTCCAAGCTTGGTAGCGAAAAGTTCATTGAAATGAACAAGCCACAACTGTCTACCAAAGACACTGGTGGTCAATTGATTGATCGCACGTTTGAACCACTGACTGGCAAGATCACTTCACTTGGCACCACTGCTAAGACAATGACTCCCGGTGAAGTTGCGTCTAACCAAGTGGCTCGGGGTCAGTTGGCTGTGGCTCAAGGAAACTTAGCCAACTCACGCGAAAGATTGGCGTGGGAAAGAGCTAACCCTGGCTTTGAACTTAAAGAAGCTGAAGACGGTTCAATTGTTGGCGTTAACAAGCGCACCCTGCAAGCCTTCCCAATTACGATGGGTGGCGGTGCACCTGCTGCGACTCCATCCGTTGGTGGCCAACCAGCCCCAGCGGGTGCGCCTGTCGCCGGTGCGCCTTTGCGCGGCAAGGGCACTGCATTGACAGAATCTCAAGGCAACGCTACGGCTTACGGCATGAGGATGAAAGAGGCCAACGCCATTTTGGAGCCGCTTGAAAAAGCAGGCAAAACCAATACCGGTTTGATCAAAAATGTAGTTGGCGGGACTGTTGGACTCATACCACTCATTGGCGACAAACTTGAAGATGTGTCTGGCTCTGTCTTTAACGCGCTGCCGCAAGTGCTGGGTGGTCTGAGCCCAGAGCAACAACAAGTTGCTCAAGCAAGGATCAACTTCATCACAGCCATTTTGCGAAAAGAATCTGGTGCTGCAATTGGGCGTGATGAATTTGCAACTGCTGAGAAAAATTATTTCCCCAAGCCTGGCGATGACGCTGCCGCTATTGCACAAAAGCAACAAGCGCGAAGAACTGCAATTAAGGCAATGGAAATTCAAGCGGGTCCAGGTGCAAGGCAAATGGGCGGTGCTGGCGGGTTACCAGGTGCAAGTGCAAACGATCCATTAGGATTGGGGATTAAATAATGGCAACACTCGCAGAATTTCGCGCAGCGTATCCGCAGTACGATGCCGTGCCAGATGTCAAGCTGGCCGACTCCCTGCACCAAAAGTTTTACAGCCAGATTCCAAAAATGGACTTTTACAAGACCATTGGATTGGGTTCGGCTGCATTAATTCCTGGGGCTGAAAACGTAGTGACTGGTGTTCAGTCACCAGAAGTGTCAATGCGTGACCGTATTGCTGGCGTAATTGAAACGCCTTTGGCGCTGGGTGCAACTTTAGGCGGTGGCTTGATTGCTCCGATTGTTGGCGCTGTCGGCTCTTTGGCCAGCGGCAAGTTTGGCACGCAAGCAGGAGTGCAAGCCGGTCAAGAGGCAATGAAGGCGGCACAATATCAACCGCGCACTCAGACAGCACGGCAAGCCTTGAGCGCAGTTGGCGAGTTCTTGCAGCCATTGACTGCGGCATTGCCACCAACACTTGGTTCAGTTGGCACTACCGTTAACGCCTTGGCCGGTCCCGCCATGCAACAAGGTGGCGCAATGGCTCGTCAAGCCACAGCGCCCGCACGCAATGCCTTGGTTAATCCGATGGCGCGTGAGCAACCCCAAATGCAAGGCATGGGCGCTGCGTCCACAGCAGATCAATTGATGCGTGAAGAACGCTTAAGCCAATTTGGCATTCCCGCTACTGCTGGTGAGCGCACCAAGAATTTGGCGCAACAACAGTTTGAGTCTGAAGTTCAACGAGGTGTTATTACTGGAATTTCTGAAGACGCTAAGACAAAATTGGCGGAACAAATGGGTGGTTTTAAGGCCAACCAACGACAACAAATTGTCAACAATTTTGAGCGCATGACTTCCGAGGTCGGCGCAGAAGTGGCGGACCCAACGCAAATGCGCCAAGTCGGCAAAATTGTGGATAAGGCTTTGAATGATGTTTACACAAAAAAGTACAACAATTACAAAGATTTGTATAGCAAAGCAGACAATTCTGGCGAAACTTTGCAGCCAGTAGGATACCAAAGCCTGTTGGATTTTATTAACAGCAAGACGCCAACACAACGCCAAAAATTAGACCCAATTTTGGATTCAGTGGCCGAATCTTTGGCCATGAATGACCCAGGCAAAACTGGTGCAATTACCGTGCGTGCACTGGAGGACATTTACCAACAAATTGGCAAAGTGCAGAATTCAGCAAATGCCAAAGAACTGAAGCAGATCATTACTGACATGGGCGAGGGTGCAGGCGGCGAGTTGTACCAAGCAGCCCGGTCTGCCAGACGACAATTGGCCAAAGAGTTTGAAGACGTTAACCGTGTGAACAAGTTGCTTGGCACCAAAGCAGGTTATGTTGACCGCCGGGTGGCTTTGGATGATGTGTTCAAGCATGTGGTGCTGGACGGGTCTTTAGAAGAAATGAGGACCGTCACCACTTTGCTTAAAAAGTCTGGCCCAGAAGGACGCCAAGCATATGCAGAATTAAAAGGCCAAACAATTCAACAAATGAAAGACATGCTTACCAAGGGTGACCAGATGTCTTTTAAAAACTTGAACACCTTGGTCACTCAATTGGATTCTGAAGACAAGCTGGCGTATATGTTTGGCAAGGCTGGTCGAGATCAAATTCTTGACTTGCGTGACGCCATCAAAGATGTGGTGGTTAAACAGCCTGGTGCTGTGAATTATTCCAACACTTCTGGCGCTGTTTTGCGTGGCTTAGAGGCGTTGCAATCTTTACGGTTTCCTGGTGCGGGTGCAGCAGCAGAAGCTGCTCGTACTCGCCAAGTCAGCAAGCAGGTTAAAAAAGCTCTAGAGCAACCAAACCAGCTTGCCCCCCAAGGTAAAAACCAAAACGCCCTCAATCGTTAAAATACAGAATCTATCATCATGGAAGCAACAGACATGGCCGAAATTGACCCAGTGAAATATGGTGTGCTCTGGGAGCGCGTCCAAAACTACGAGCGCCGTTTTGACGAGATGTCCAGCAAGATGGACAAGATGGAGGCCAACGTCGAGAAGCTGGTGGCCCTTGCCAACCAGGGTAGAGGCGGCTTCTGGGCAGGCATGGCGTTCATCTCGCTGATCTCCAGCGCCGTGGGCTTCTTCTTAAGTTGGATCAAAGGGCACTGATTATGACCACAGAAATTGACTTGCTTAAAACCCAACTCCAAGCAGAGTTGGCACGACTTGAGGCCCAAAGCCCCGCCAAGGATGTGGCAGGCCGCGCCATTGGCAAGCATGGCCTCATGTACATCACGGTCATCATGGCCATGGGTATCGGGGCCAGTCTGGCGCTGGAGGAGTCCAAGATTGCAGCGGTCATGGGTTTGTTGTCTGCTGCACTCATGGCGCTGATCCAAATGCTCAACGGCGTGGCCGGGACTGCAAGCAAGCAAGAACGCCCTGAGTTTGAAGTGATCAAAAGCCTGATCGAAAAGCTCGACCGGGCCAGCATCAAAGAACCCATGCGTGTGGATGTTCATGGTGAGAAGGTCACAGTGACCAAAGGCGATGACCACATCACCACATCGAAGGGTTGATCATGGACTGGCTCAAGCAGATCGCACCCACCATCGCCACAGCACTGGGCGGCCCATTGGCAGGCATGGCGGTGTCGGCCATCTCCAAAGCCATTGGAGTGGATGAGGCAAAGGTTGGCGACATGATTGCCAACAACAAGCTGTCAGCCGAGCAGATTGCCCAGGTCAAGATGGCCGAAATCGAATTGCAAAAGCAGGCGCAAGAGTTGGGCTTGAACTTTGAAAAGCTGGAAGTTGAGGACCGCAAGTCAGCCAGAAACATGCAGGCCACGACCAGAAGCATGATGCCGCCTATTCTTGCTGGGGCCGTCACGTTGGGCTTTTTTGGCATTATGGTGATGATGTTCTTCAACCAGATCGACAGCAGCAACCCGGCTATCTTGATGATGCTAGGCAGCTTGGGCACGGCGTGGACTGGCATCATTGCCTATTACTTCGGATCGTCTGCTGGCTCACAGGCCAAAACTGATCTTCTTTCTAAGGCATCGAAATGAACATCACACCGCACTTCACCCTCGAAGAACTCACAGCGTCCGAGACAGCCGAGCGTAACGGCTGGGACAACAACCCCAACGACTACGAACGGGACAACCTCACTCGACTGGCAGACTTGCTAGAGCAGGTCAAAGTGGTGCTGGGTGGCAAGCCAATCATGATCAACAGCGCCTTTCGGTCAAAGCAGGTAAACGATGCGGTTGGCAGCAAAGACACCAGTCAACACCGCACCGGATGCGCGGCTGACATCCGGGTGCCGGGCATGACTCCAGACCAGGTGGTTAAGGCCATCATTGCCAGTGGCATCGGGTACGACCAAGTGATAAATGAGTTTGATCGCTGGACACACATCAGCATCCCGAACACTGTGGACACAAGCCCACGAAAGCAGGCGCTGATCATCGACAAGACTGGGACAAGGGCTTACTCATAAACCACGGCGCAAGCGGCTATAAATCCCATCCAGAGCATCCCAAAGACCGCCAGCAGCATCCAGTAGGCCAGCTTCTTCAACTGGTAGCGCCAAATGCTCGGCGGCAGCGGATCAGCGGCTTTCATCACGGGTTTGGCTTTGGCCACACGGGCAGGGCAGTCACGGCCCTGATGGCAATCGTTGGTGCAGCAGGTCATGTGTTTTTGCTCCTTAACAAGTTTTCGATAGCTTGGAATTCCTTGTCGTGAATATTGGAGCGCCAATCATCACGATGCTGATCGCGTTCCTCATCGGTCAGATCAACCCATTGCCGCTGTGCTTTTTGCTGCCAGTAATGCACATCACACAAACTGCCCTGATCAATGCCTTCGCTCCAAAGATTAAAGGCATAGCTTCCGCATGTGTGAAAGCCATCCTTCTGAATGTGTTTGCATCGCTGTGTCATGTGTTGAGTTCCTTAAGTTTGGCCTCTATTGCAAATGACATTCCTATGGGACTTCGCTTTACTCCTTGCGGTGTGTACTCCAACGCCAATCGTTCTTCATTAGTAAGCCCAACCCAAGGCCGCTGTGCTGCGGGTGGGGTGGTGTAAAGCAGTGTGCCTGACTCTGGCGGTTCATCAGTCCACGCAACCTCGTCGCCCTCAAAACAAACTCTACCCACAGGCTCCTGCACAGCTTTCAACGCTGCAACCTCTCTCCTCGACTCAGCCAGTGCATCACTCAGGATTTCCACCTGCTTGTTGGTGACATCGAGTTCGGCTTGCAGGTCAGCGGCCTTGGGTTTGTAATGGCACAGCCCTGTGCTGCATACAAACTCCTGCACAGGCTGCTCTAAGGCTTGCTTGATGGCGGTGATAGCTTCTTCTGTTGGTTGGTGTAACTTTCCATGCACATCCCAGTATTCCAACGCCTCTAAAGCAATCCGCAATGCTTCTTTGCTCATTTCTGTTGCTCCTTAAGTGTTGTCCAAATCACGTTGCCGCATCGTGTGCAGCAGTACCAGTAACTACCGGGTATGCGGCCTGACATGCCAAATGTGGTCGGCTCATAGCGGTGTTTGCAAGTCATGCTTGGCCCCTGTTTCGGATGGCGGCTGCGTAAATGTCTGAGTAGTACTCGTCTACGTTTTCGTCATAGTCACCGATGCTTTCACACACCTTTGCACACGCCTCACGTTCATCCTTGCGAACAAGAACGGCAAACCTTTGTAGTGCAGCAACAAACGCCAAGTGATCTTTTCCAAGCCCATACACGTCGAGGTGCGACTCACGGGCCATCTCAATAACGTCTTTCATAACATTGCCCCCCGCATTTCCCAACCGAGTAAAAACATGGGCCAGCGCACTTGCAAACCTGGGTGCAAGTACTTTCCCGTTGCGCTCATCGAGAAGTCATCATGACCTTTTCCGCGCATCACGGCTTCAAACACTTGTTGCGCTTTACTCATGACAACTCGCTTTCTGCCATTTCGATGGCCATCTTCGCCCAGTAATTTCTGCTTATCATGTCCAGCAAGATCCCGGCTTGGTCAAACTTGCGCTCAGACAGCACCTTGGCCATGACCATTTTTTCGTTGGTGCTGGCCTCTGCAAAAGCCTCTGCAATATTGAAGCCATCCAGAGGATCGCAGGCCTCACCGTGCTTCATCAGATCAACTGAACGCGCCTCAATTGCATCGGCCAGGCGTTCGGCCTGATCATCATCGGCTTGTCGCCGGGACATCATCATGGTGTTCATACAGGTCATGATGACCACCAGGCAACGAGCAGGGCGGCCATGCCGACACCAATTGCAAAGGCCAAGGCATAGGGTGCCACTCGCTTCCAAAGGGGTTGCTTGCGGCCATAGCCTTGTATCCATTCGCAGTCGGCAAAATTTCTTGGGGTTGTGTAATTCTTCATGTCAGCTCCTTGCTGGTTTGGTTGTTGGTAAGCCTCTAGCATAACACTATATCTCACAATATCACACAATTTATTTTATAGGGACAAACCCTTACATCGCAGTGATTTCAACATCGTGCGGTTTCCGCTTCCCATCCAGCAAATCATGCAGTCGTTTTTCGGTTAGGCGGTGGCATCGAATCATGGTGCGTGCAGACAGCACGTCCAGCAGGGCGGCGTAGTCCTCCAGAATGGCCCGCACGGCCTGGATGCCTGCACCATCTAGCCGGATCGCAGCGCCAGCCAGGTTGCGCTTGCCTGCCATCGCCATTGCGGTGATGGCGTCCATCAACAGGCCACTTGTGTCCTCGCACACCTTCATGGCCTCGATCAGCGTTTCCATCAGATTGACGGCATCCGACACGACCCGCCAGTCGTCCGTAGTGGGGCTTGCGCCTTTTTCCATTGCGGCCAAGCCTTCGTACATGCGCGTGAGTTGGTGCGTGCGGTACTCCAAAGGCAGCGGCTCGGTGGGGCTAGCCATTAACTCATCGAGAATGGTGTAGTGCCTTAGCCGTTTGCGTTGGCGCTTCATGATGCTTTGTCCCTTGCAAACTGGCGTGCCAGTTCCAGTTTGATGCAGTGCAATATCTGCGCCGAGAGCGTGCGGGTGTTGGCCTCGGCCATCCTCCGTAGCGCAATTTCTACATCAGCAGGCAGTCTCAAAGTCATGTATCTGTCTTTGATTTTTTCGGTCATATTTATTCCAAATTTGTGATGGTGACAAAGGCCTGAATCTGCACTTTTGCATCGTCAGCACCCTTGCACACTTTAGCACAATAACCCACTTCTTCCAGGTATTTGATCCAGTCCTTTTGCTCTGCGCTAACCGTGCCGCCCTTAACCCGCTTCATCTCAATCCACAGCTTCCATTCAGGGATAAACAAGTCAGGAACACCAGAAGAAACGCCAGTCGCTTTCAGCTTGGCGGCCACAGACGGATGGCGATGGCCACCATTTGGAATGGCAAAGATGCGAACGCCCTGGTATGTGCGGCGGAACCACTGCACCAGCAGCATTTGCTCGCGGTCTTCGCTTGGGATTGGTTCAGTCGTAGTTGCCATTAATCGCCTTTTCAATCAGTTCCAATTTCATTTTTGCGTCCACCAGTTCGTAAAGCGCCTCGCGGTATCCGGCCCACGCACGCTCGGCACGTTCACGTTCTGCGGCTAGCAAACGCTTTAGGCGCTCAAATTGGAGTTGTTCTTTCTTGTTCAAAACGGTATCTCCCTCATCCACTTCGGGCACTTGCCCACAGCCTCGGCAAACTCTGCTGGTGGCGTCATGAAGAACTCGGTGCACAGCCCATCGTTGCCATAGTTCTCGCACGTATGGCAGCACTGCGGTGGGCCTGCTTCGTACCACTCACGCCACTGGATTAAAAACTCGGGTTCGGGGGGGCGGGTCATAACAATTGCTCCTGAATTTGCTTTACTGGATCTGGCGTCTGCTTGTTCTGGTTTCATAAAAATGATGTTTGTACTGGTTGGCGATTAATTCTGTTTTGAAAACTTACTGCTTCACGCCAATCATTGGGGTTTTTTTTTGCATCCGTGCCGCAAATGACCAAGCCATTGAATCTGCTGAATACAGGTTGTCTTTAACATCAGCCCAAAGAAGTGATGTGGTTTTGATACCAAATCCATGCAATTTAAGGTCTGGTCTTTCAGACTTGATGGCTCTTAGGACTTGGGCAATTGAACTTGGGCTGGCGTTGCGCTTGCAAACGCTGCCAACACCGACATAAGCGCCATCAGCCAGCCTGTCGCCGTACATCCTGATGTGATCCACATAGCTTTGCGGTGTGTAGCCTTGCAAAACAGGAAGGATATACACGCCCGTATCCTCGGCCAGCAGTTGGTCATAACGCTCAATCGTTAGGAACTGATGCTGCCGGACATTCATGCCTGTTTTTTGCAGCATATGGTCTTCGCACATGTAGTCCTGTGCAACAGCTGCCACAAGGTTGCCGTTTGATTTCCATCGCCTAATTTGGTCGGCATAAACGCTCACAGGTTCTGGATAGCATCCATGTTTTGCAATAGTCGTAAATGCACCACTATCCATGATCCAATCTTTGACGGCAAAACCTGATTTTCGGTTTTTGAGTCTGTTGATAGAAATAAAAGCCCTTTCTAATTTATCTGCTTTGCTTGGCATGTGCATTCCTACGTAAAACCTGAAAGGTTCTTCGTGTTTCATTTCAACCCCTTATTCATGGCCTTTACCCAGCACTTAGCACAATGCCAGCGTTGACGAACCTCAATCCCGCCCCTGGGTTCTTTTGGCATCTTGCAAACATCACACTCGCGCAGCTTTTGCGCTTTTGCTGTTTCATCAATCATTCCCAAGTCCTTTTCATCACTCTAAAAAATTTGCCATCTTTTTGAAACTGGATCAGCTTCGGTGATCTGGCGTTGTTGAGGTTTTGCATCATCTCAATCATGGTCTGCACATTCAGGCCGCCAGGCACAATGCTGGCGCTGTTGGCCATGCTCACCAGTTGGCTCATAGCCCTCTGACCCGCGTAACCCTCATGCAAGATCGGCAGGTACTCAGTGATCGGTGCATCACTCAGGCCGCCGTAGTAAGTCACGGCCAGCATCTTCTTGCCAGAAGCCTTACTGGTGTGCTCGCGCCACGCCCAGGCGCTTACCTCAAGCTCCTTGCCTTCCAGCCCCATGATGTCGTCATTGCGCAGCACCATCGCCTTCTTCACGGGCGCAGGAAAAGCAGCACCGCAGGCAGGGCAAATCATCGCTGAGATGTGTACTAACTCACCGCACGCATCGCACACCTTCACGGGTGCCTCGCCCTCCCCATCGCCTGCCGACTTTTTCGGCGGCTGGACGTTGGTGATCGGGCCGTGCATCTCCACCACCCCTGCGAAGTCGAGGACCAGGCAGTGATCGGTGTGGCTCTTAACCCTCATGCCACGGCCAGCCATCTGCACATAAAGGCTGGCGCTCATGGTCGGGCGCATCATCACCACTACATCAATGTCAGGGTAATCAAACCCTGTGGTCAGCACGTTGGCATTGGTCAGCGCACGCAGGCGGCCAGCCTTAAATTCTGTCAGGATGCGCTCGCGTTCCTTTTTTGGCGTCTCCCCGGTCACGCACTCAGCAGCCACCCCCTGCTGGCGCAGGACTTCAGCAACGTGCTGTGCGTGCTGCACACCGGCACAGAAGAACAGCCAAGCCTTGCGCTCACCGGCCAGTGCCATCACCTCATGCACCACCGCATGGTTTTGGTCATCGGTGTCAACTGCGGCTTGCAACTCAGACTCAACGAACTCGCCCCCGCGCTTGTGCACACCGCTTGTGTCCAGCTTGGCCTTGGTGACTTTTGAGCGCAGCGTTGACAAGTGGCCTTTGAAGATCAACTCCTCAATGCTCACAGGCGTCAACAAGTCATCAAACAGCGCAGGTTTGTCGGTGATCAAGCCATGCCCCAAGCGGTAAGGTGTGGCCGTCAGACCAATCACGCGCAAGCTCGGATTAATTGCCTTCAACTCAGCCAGCAGCTTGCGGTAGCCGCCCTCCTCCCTATGGTTGACAAGATGGCACTCGTCAATGATCACCAAGTCAATGTGGCCAAGTTCTTTGGACTTATTCCGCACCGACTGGATGCCAGCAAACGTAATAGGCTCACCCAAGTCCTTGCGGCCAATGCTGGCGCTGTAAATGCCCATCGGTGCACCGGGCCAGTGCTGGCGCATCTTCTCAGCGTTCTGCTCAATCAATTCTTTGACATGCGTGAGCATGAGCACCCGAGTCTCGGGCCAGTTCTGCAAGGCATCCTTGCACAGCGCGGCCACAATGTGCGACTTGCCCGAGCCAGTCGGCAGCACCAGGCACGGATTGCCTGTGCCACCAGCCTCAAACCACGCATACAGCTGATCAATGGTGCGCTGTTGGTATTCACGCAGCATGGCTTCCCCACTGTTTCGCCATCGCGTCAGCAATGCCTTGATAAGTCTCGCTGCGGATCTTCCAGCGGTCGGCGCTCGGGGCCAGCTTGTTTTGTCCACTGGAGGTCTGGTTGCCCCAGCGCGGTCTGGCCTTCTTCTCGCCATTACAGTTGGCGCACCCATACTTTCCAGCACCATCAGGCAATTCGATGCCACAGCACACCCAGCGCGGATCGACCAGCTCGGTGGCCACCAACTTCGGCAGACCCTTCAACCACAAGCACGTTTTCTTGCTGGCGTCGTGGCCAAACTCGTAAGGGTTGATGATCTGGTCTGGTGGCCGGATACGACTGGAAATTACGCTGACAGGATTCTCGATTGCGATGCGCTCGATAGGTGCATCCATCAGCAGGCGCACAAAAGCCAAGGCATCCTCAGTCAATTGCGGGTCACGCAGACCACGGGTTGTCCAGTGCATCCCGGACACGGATAAATAAGTGCATGGCGGATGGGCCACCATCAAATCCCATCCGTCGTGCATCACATCGCGCACATCCTTTTGGTAGTGCGGCCCAGGCTGATCTGTTGGCAGCAGGTCACAGCTCATGGCCTCATGGCCTTCACGGATGAAGGCATCACGCACTCGGCCAGAATATTCACAGGCGACAAGAACTCTCATGCAACCACCCTCCCACCAAATTCTTTGCGCATGTCATGCAACTGCGTCCAGCCCTTGTCCGAACAGGCGGCAGCATTGGCCAGCAGCTCACGCGAACTGAACACGCCCTTAATCTCAGGATCGCCATTGGCCACATTCACACCGTTGATTTCGTAAATTGCTGTCCATTCATCAGGCCCATCCTTGCGCTGCCACGGCACCAGATCAGGGTGCAGGACATGACCCTCGCAGCCGGTGCGCTGTGCATCCACGGGGATCACGTCATCCCACTTGACGCAGTGCCAGGTCGAGTCCGACAGAGGCGTTGACAGGGCGCAGGTTCGGCAGTTCACATGCTTGGTAGTCTTGTCACCAAAACACTGGTCGTGGCCATCGCAGAACTTGCATTGGTACCAGCTTGGGTCTGCACTCAATGGCTCTGGCATCCGGTCGCTCAAGGCAATGCGCTGGCCACGGGCAATGGCAGGCAATGCCACGTCAGCATCAAACTTCACACGCTCAGTGTGAATCCGGTCATCGTCTTTGCACACGGCCAGGTACAACGCACGGTCCAAACCCGTGCCGGCCATGTAAACCTGCATCTGCACAAAGTGTTCAGGCTTTGACTTCTCTACGCCATCCTTGACCAGTGCATCAAACGATTTCTTGCTATGCGTTTTGAACTCGGCAACGTGCTTAGTCTTCGGCGCTTCAGGCACGCCAGAGTCGATGATGGCGTCTAGGCTGCCAGACACATGCGACCCAAAGTCAACACGGTACTGGCTTGACACCTTGCGCACGTCCACGCCAATTGCACGCAGGTCGCTAATGATGTTGGCTTCTTCTTCCTGCCCACGGCGGAACAAACGCAGGATGCGGCCAGGAAATGAAGGCTGCACAGCCCAACGAAACG